TGGCCGTAAGAAACAGTCAGTGCTATGACATTGTCCTTTCCATATTTATCAACCGCCATACCAAGAGCAGTGGTGGAATCCACTCCTCCGCTCAAAAGAACCATTGCCTTCATCTTAACTCCAATTCTAATACAATACATGTATTTGTATAAGTGTGTTCAACTTTTATGTTAAAGGGGTGTAAATCTGCACTCCCCGTGTTTTCACTGTGACAAAGTTACCACAGAATATAGTTTCAAGCAACTAAAAAAACGCCCCGAAGGGCGTCATACATTTACATTAATAGTGGTTCCATCACGAAATTGCACTTCAATTCTGTCTCTCGAATATACCGTTATATGGTCTACCAGCTGCGACCAGATCCCCGGTTCAAAAGTTGTTATTAGCTCTTTTTGCTTCTTTAATGATTCTAAAAAGTTACTCAAGGTCGCCATCTGGCCTTTCCGATTCTCGATTTGTTCTTCAATGTTATGATATTCGGTTTCTGCTCTCTCGATTTTTTTGATAAGTTCATCCCTATGACGGTTGTATTCTTTTTGATCCTGAGCAGCTCGCTTGTTATGCTCTACGTGTTCTTTAATCGCTATGGAAAGAATTTCAATATCATTACGTTGGTTTTCGAGTTTTTTCTCAAGAGTACCTATGTCATTAAGCCTCTTTATTGTTTTTTGAACATTGTTCAAGACCTCCTTCCGGAGACCAAGGAATTGATTCAGTGCCTTAAGGTAGGCATCCTTAATATCATTCTCGCTTAGATGCGGGGTTTTACATATTTTTTCACCTTTAAACTTATCGTTGCATTGCCATACAATTTTTCTATTAGGAGAAGTTGAATGCCATACTTTTGTTCCATAAAAACCACCACACTCACCACAGAAGATACGGCAAGAGAAGAGGTACCTTCCTGTGAACTTTGAAGCTCCTATTGCAGAACGCTTTTTCAATTCAACTTGAACTTGATCCCATACATCAGGGCTTATGATGGCAGGATGGTGATCCTTGACAGTATATTGTGGTAGTTCCCCGTTGTTTTTAGCTTGTTTCTTCGTCAGAAAATCGATAGTGTAGGTTTTCTGAAGAATAGCATCACCCTTATATTTTTCATTCTTAAGAATGCTTTTGATGGTTGACCGTTCCCAATGTTCCTTTCCGGCGGGTGTTTTTATGCCATTTTTCTGAAGCTCGTCACAAATGTATGAAAATGAGTAGCCTTGAAGAAACAGATTGTAAATTCTTTTAACCACCTCAGCTTGTTCCGGAACAATCACCATCCCTCCATCAGGGCCTTTTTCATATCCCAGAAAATTCTTATATGGAACAGATACTTTTCCATCTGCCATACTTTTTCTTTTGCCCCATATAGTATTTTCAGAAATGGAACGACTCTCTTCCTGGGCAAGAGAGCTCATTATTGTAATGAGAAGCTCTCCCTTAGAATCCAAAGTGTCTATGTTCTCCTTCTCGAAGTATACTCCAACTCCATGTTGCTTTAACTCTCTTATGGTACACAAACTATCTACAGTATTCCTGGCGAAACGGCTTACACTTTTTGTAATGATCATGTCCATCTTACCTTGTTTTGCATCATTGATCATCTGGTTAAAACCTTCACGATGTTTAATGCTTGTCCCGGTAATTCCTTCATCACTATACATACCTACAAAAATCCAATCTTCATGGTTTTTAATATAGGTACTATAGTAGTCAAGTTGTGCCTCATAACTGCTTTGTTGTTCTTCAAGGTCTGTACTGACACGGGCATAACCGGCTACTCTCTTTTTAACCTTTACTGAATTCTCATCAGTACGAACCACATTGATTGTTGCAGGTCTTACTATTACTTTCTGAGCCATTTCTTTATACCCCCATCTTTCATCTCATACTTAAATTGGTCTTCAAAAATGACTACTCTATTAACATTAGCAATGAATGACAGCTCGTAGTCTTCCACTCCCAATACTTCTCTGGTTGCTTGTACAAGCTCATCATGGTTCACATATTTAAGTGAGCAACCTTTTTTTAAACAAAAAATGTTCCTGTGCTTTTTGGCTACAACTGAGCCACCACATAATCCACAATTCATTCGTCTTGTAAAGCATGTGCAGCCATTCTGAATATGTTGTTTCATAGTTCTCTTGATGCTCTTCTTCTCACCGTTTTTAAATAAAAAGATCACTTTTTCAGTAAAAACAAGTATTTTTTCAAGTTGTAAGTAAGCATCAGAAAAAGAACCAAGGTTCGTCGCCTTCAATAACATATCCTCTAATTCTTCTTCGTAAATTCTGTACAAGTCACAGGTGTTGCTCTTTCTTTTTTCAGTTGCGGGACATACCCATGTCTTAGGATTTTCTTTTGCATGCACAGTCCGTCTGGATAACTTTTTTCCACATATACCGCAATATGCTTTTGATGAAAGGCAAGCCAGGTCCCATCCATCTTGTGGCTTATATTTTACGAATGCTGTAAGCATCTCCTGAGCTTTATAAAAAGTATCTTCATCAATGAGAGCTTCATGAGTTTCTTCTATAATATATTGTGGGAGTTGACCCTTATTCTTTTTCATGCAATGAATTTTAGGGCAGTAATACTTCTGCATAACTGTTTTTCCGAGATAAGCTTCGTTCTCCAGGATTTTAACTATTAACTTCCGTACATACTTTCCGCCCCGTATCCCTCGATATCCTTTTTGATCAAGGTCTCTTGCTATTGCTGTAGGTGATACTCCATCACAACACATTTTGAAGATATACCGGACAAGGTTTGCCTCGTCATTAAGTATTTCTAAATGACCATTTTTCACTTCATAACCCAGGATTCTTCTCGGGGTATCCATGATGCCCAGTTTGTACTTGTTTCTCTTTGCTACTTTAATATTCTGCGAAGTACTTATGCTTTCTTCTTCTGCATAAGAAGCCAGGATCGTAAGCAGGAACTCACCATCCGCTGTCAGTGTGTTAATATGTTCTCTATCAAAGATCACAGCGATTCCGAGCTCACGTAATTTTCTGACAGCTTTTAGAAAGTCCACAGTGTTTCTGGCAAATCTTGAGATGGACTTACAAAGGATTATGTCAATCTTTCCATTTTCGCAATCCTGCATCATGCGTTGAAATTCTTTCCTTTGCCTTGTATTAGTGCCAGTTATACTTTCATCTGCGTATACTCCCGAAAAGATCCATTCTGTATTCCCCTGTATATAATCATTGTAGTAACTAATCTGAGCTGATAATGAATGAAGTAAGTTTTCACTATCTTTTGAAACTCGACAGTATGCTGCTACATGAAGCTTTTTCGGTACCGAGGTGAGACGAGCTTCTTTTTTAATAATCTTCATTATATAAGGCCTCCTTCGATACTATATATCACTCAGCTTTGGGCTTATTGCCACTCAGGTCTGCTTAATAAACTGCCGAATATAGGGGCACATTTTTTGAGATAATTGGTATCAATTACGTTGTATTCTTCTCTGGTGATTTGGCTTTCTGAAAGCATTTTTCTAAATATTGACATAGTAGCTTGATATACCATTTCTCTATGAAACTCATCCTTGTTCATGTCGACCTCCAAAACGATCCTTTATGTAACAACCATGGCTGCAATACTTTTGTCTCCTGCCACCATATATCTGAAAATCCTTTCCACAGCATTTGCAAACGAGTGTGGTATAGGTGATCTTTTTCAGTAACTCATGATGATCATTCCAATACTGTCGTCTGCAAGGATCACCGCAGAATTTCTTCGGTCTGTGACCGGTACTTTGGATTAAACGTTTCCCACAATGCTTACAAAAAATACCTTCTTTGGCCTTTATTATGGCTTGTGTTCTTAAATCTTCATTCCTACGGCAGAATGACTTTATCGTGTTGATCGATATTCCAGTGGTATTTGCTATTCTTTTATAGCCATATCCCATTTCTCTCAGTTTTCTCACATTATCTTTATCTTTGTCTGTCATTGTCTCTTCCTCCTAATTTACTCATGAAGTTTCTAACCCTTCCTACTTCTACTCCCTCAGAAAGACTCGATTTGTTCGGTCCGAAATAGAAATTTCTCCTTCTATCTTTCTAAGGGGATTAGATTAGAAAAATTCCGGGGTAAGTTAAAAAAATTTTCAATCCTATATAAAACTTAAACAACAACCACTATCTTTAGAATTTGCTTATAAATCGCTTATATAGTGTTTACGTTTTAACTTCCTTCTAATAAGAG